CTGACTTCTCTTTGTCTCTACGATTAAACATTAGAGTAATAGTCTGAGTAACAAAGCTAGAGCCATTGATTAGGTCTATTGCAGTATCCTCAGTATAGTTACCTGTATTTCTGTTAATAGCAAAAGGTACACATGGATCACCTACAGTAATTGCAGATACTATCCAAGCTCCTCCTGATACTGTAACACCTGATATCTCATCTTGTTGGTTTACCCATACATTTTTTATTCCTCCTGTATTATTCAGACAAGATTTTTCTATTGATTGTAATGCTTCACAGCTCATGATATATGTTTTAAGTAAAGGGAGCTCATCACTCCCTTAGATTTATAAATTAGTTAATTATGTAGCAGAGTTGTAGAATACAATCTCATTACCATTAACATGAGTAAATCCTACTTTCATATTAGCACGAGTTCTGATTACAGGCTCAGCAATAGTATCAGCTAAATTTACAGCTCGTAATGCTTTACCATCTCCCTCTGCATCAAAAGCATAGATTAAATTGTCTTTCAAAGTAGCTACGATATTAGATACAGTTCCCATTCCAGGACATAATACCATCTTAATTCCTAAGTAAGAGAAATCTAATGCTTGAGTTAAGTTAGATTGAGTGTTAGATGCAGCAACAGCAGCACGATAAGATGTAGCTACAGGTGCAGATACATAGATTCGTAAGTTCTCTTGATTAGAGATTACAGCAGCAGGAATTGCAGCATAAACTAGAGCTAATTTAGCAAGTACATTAGATGGTGTAATAGCTACAGGATTTGCAATGTCAATTACATTAGCTGAATCAGCTACTAATGACTTTCTATATCCATCACATAAAGCAAGTGCAGGAGTACCTGAATTAGTATCACCCTCCCATCGTAACTTCTCAATGTTCTCAGCAATAGTCTTAGACATCTCATTCCAATAGTAATCCATAAAAGATGCAACAGTGAAATCACCATTAGATCCTTTAGTCATTTGTAATGATACGAAAGACTGCTCTAAGTCAAACTGACAAATTTGAGCCATTGCAGATAGAGAACATACATCAATCTCTACAGATGCAAGGTCATCAGTACTAGCATTGAAACCACAGTTCTCAGCTTGTAAAACTTGACCGAATACTACATTAGAGATTTTAGTCTTATACTTTACTCCTGGTAGTGTACGATAGTTGTCTACTACTTCCTCATTCAAATAAGCTCGGCTATAAAATGCCTCACTGTTAGCTTGTAATAATGCACTAGCATCAATGTCCAAGTCAAATTTTAATTTTCTACTCATTTTTTTTTTTTTTTTATTTAGTTATTATTGTTTAAAAATTTACTTACCATACTGAATTTATCATGCTGTGATAGTTTAGTAGCTTCTACTTCTACTACCTCCTCATGCTCAGCCATCATCTCTTCAATACGATTTCTAAGATCAGCTATCATTGCAATTACAGCATTGATTTGCTCATCCATTACAGGTTGTACTATAGCCAGGATAGCTTCAGCATCAGCAGCAGGATCAATAGCCATCTCTTCTGTGGCAGGTGTCTCCTCTATTACTTCTTCTTCTACTACTGTCTCTAGTGCAATCTCTTCTGTCATTGCTTCTTCTTCAACAACAGGTGCATCTTTAATCTCGATAATCTCACCGTCTACTACGACATAGATTTTACCATCAATTAGATGTTCTCCATCAGGTAATTTATTCATACTATATTTATTATTTAATTGATTACTTAGTTTTAAGCCTAGAAATCCCTCTATTGAGAAACCTATCTGCTCATTCTTTACTAGCTCATTATAGTACTCTTTATCAGTTACCTGAGCTGTTACCATTAATGTGCCTTTAGGTACTTCAATACCATAGCTTGAGTAGGCTTTATCTTTCTTAGGATCTTCTACTATCCATGCCTCAAGTACATAAGCAGGTACAGTCTTATCAGTATCATGCTCTAGGTTAAAGACATTCCTATTAGATAGGTCTTGCATAAACTTAGAATGAATCTGCTCAATAGTCTCAGCTGAGAATTGCACATAATATTCATCACCATCCTCATCATTCCTATATATCTCCATAGGTATCATGGCAGGAGCTACTACTCTATACTTTAGGTCATCTGAGAAAAACAATTTTTTATGCTCATCAAATGCCATCCCTTTAGTAACAATAGCAGGAGTAGAGGTAAAAGCTATTTGCTCAATCCCTAACTCTTCACCATCTGAATACTCAGGATCTATTGTTATTTTATAGATTGGTATATCTTTTGTCATAACTATATTATTTTTTTTTTATATTTGTTCAAAAATTAAAACTATGATAGAATTATTCGGCAAAGAAATCCCATGTAAGATGGATGAATTAACATTAGAGCAGTTCCAAAAGATATCTGCTATCCATAATAATGAGGAGTATGATACTCTTGAGAAACATTGTAAAGTCTTTGAGTACTTAGGCATAACTGAGGAAGAGATGGATGTAGATTTTGACCTGTTCTTAGCTAATGTTAAGGAGTTCAATAATAATAACTATGATAAGAAAGATCCTGTAGAAGAGATAGAGATAGATGGCTATACTTATAAGGCTGAGATGAAGCTCTCAGTGAAAGATTCTAGGATTGTTGAAAAGATTGTGAAGAAAGATAATAAAGAATATATCTCTGACATCATGGCTCTTATGTTCAAACGAACTGACCTATCCAATACTGAGCATTATGATGCTGCACATCTTAAGCACAAAAGTAAACTATTTAGCAAGCTCAAAGCAGATATCTCTATCCCTTACCTTACCTTTGTAACTTATAAAATCACTAACCATGCAGAATCTCAAATTGCCTCAGCAGTGGAGTCAGATATCAGTGAGTCAGTTCCTGGAGCTGAACAGTCTGAGTAGTGAAGATGGTATATTTAACTATCAGATTGATGTACTTTCTGCTTTAACTGATAGCGATATCTCTTATTTTGAGGAGCTAGATATAGATAGTCTAAGTGAATTGACTAAGCAGATTAAATGGGTGCAATCAGAGCCATCTAGGAGGTATAAAAGTAAGCTAGATAATTATGTACTCAAGCCATTCAGTAAGCTCACACTAGGAGAATTTATAGACCTAGAGCATTACTTCTCTAATAACTACCTAGAGAACTTCTGCCATATCTTAGCCATCCTGTACAGGAGAACATCTAAAAATATCTATGGTGATGATATCATTGAGCCTTATGAGTATAGTCCTAGAGATAGATTAGATTGGTATTTAGATTATCCTATTACTGATGTTTATGGTCTTATCCCTGAGTATCTAAAATTCAGAGAGAACTTTACCAATACCTATACTAATCTACTAGTAGATGTGGTAGCAGATGATGAGGTGCTAGAGGATGCTGATGAGATTAAAGAGCAGAAGAGAGAACAGGAAAAGCAAAAGTTTGCTTGGGAATCTACTATCATGGCTCTATGCAATGATGACCTAAGCAAGTTCAATAGTATCTTAGAGATGCCTGTAGTGTTAGTCTTTAATATCTTAGGGATGAAAAAAACTTTAGACAGTTAATGGATAGTTAGGAGTAAATCCTGCAGGAGGATCTAGTGCATAGAATGTATAAGTCAATCTCTGATCACTTTCTAATATTTCAGCTACCTCTAAGATAGGATAGTTCTGAGATATCCATTCTACATATTGACTATAGATTTCATTAGTGATACCTGCAGCTGCTAGCTCTCTAGTAAAAGTATTTACATAATCTCTAGGAGTAATTACTCCACCATTCCATAAGAAAGCACCGTTATTTAAAAAGATAAAGTAATACATGGCTACTATCTCAATCTCTAAGCTACCGAATCCTGTAACCTTAGCATTGATTCTGATACTCTCTACTAGTGTACCCTGACCATCTACAATATCATTCCTTAAGATTCTCTTTAATATATTAGCCATCCTCCTACGAGTAGGATACAATACATTAAACTCACCTGTATTCTTATATGCCATAACTATATTATATTAAGCTCTGTTATTGTTCAGGAATTTGACAATTTGTCCATGACTTAATCACTACTGATAGATTCATCTGCCACCCTGCAGCATAATCTAGTAGATCATTATTCAATGGTATGAATGTAGGCTGTCCATCTATATCAAAGTCATAGTCATCTGAGAATGTAAACTCTAGGTATAGATCTTGGAGT